TTACAACAAGTGTTGTCAGGGCATACGAAAACAGACGAAGGAAAAACAGTAGATATAAAAGATAATCGTTTAAAAGAATTAATGGAATGTTTGGAAGATATCTCTGGTAAAGTTATAATTTGGTCTCGTTTTCGTTACGATATAAAAAGAATTAGTGAGGCTTTAACAAAAGTTTACGGACCAGGGTCTGTTGTTAGCTATTACGGTGATACAACGGACGAAGAACGAAGTGAAGCCGTAGAGAAATTTCAAAACGGAGAGGCCAGGTTTTTTATAGGCAACCCGCAAACAGGTGGTTATGGTATTACGTTAACTGCCGCTGAAACTGTTGTGTATTTTGCAAACAGTTTTGATTTAGCTGTACGTATGCAATCCGAAGACCGATGCCATCGTATTGGTCAAACTAAACACGTCACCTACATTGATCTCATTTCTGAAAAGACTATTGACGAAAAAATAGTCAAATCTTTAAGAAATAAAATGGATATAGCCAGTGTGGTTATGGGTGAAGAACTTAAACAATGGCTAACATAAGGAGTTTATAATGCCAGACATAAATAAATACAAAAGTGTAGCAGTACCAATTAGTACATGGGAACGTTTAAAAGAATTGTCTAAGACAAGTCATAGGTCCCCTGCGCAACAAATAGCTTTTCTAGTAGAATTAGCAGATGATTTACCTTCAGACGTAGAATTATTACGCTCTGTTTATACAAGACAGGTGGAATAAAAATATGTCTTCTAAGTTTGACCCAACTGCTTTAATAGATTTTTATGAAGAATCAGAAGAATTTGTAACAAAATATAAAAATATTTCTGATGAATTAAAAGTTGTTACTTTGTTTAGACTTGCGTTAGAGTTAGCGAGTAATGACATGGGTTTAGTAGAAGCTGCTTATTTAATGGCACGTTTACAGCACACAACATTGGGTTTGGCTTTGGGAAAAGATGAGTCTTTTGAAAATTTAATTACGGATTATATTCAAAAGAAGCCGACAATTAACTAAAGGGTTAAGAGTTGACAGAAGATAACAAAGATAAGTCCTGGGGGGAGGACGCTTTTATGGGCGATCCTCCTAAACCTAAACAAGAACATTGGGCCTCTATTCTTTTTGACCTTCGACAAAAATCTGGTTTGTCAAGAGTTCAATTAGCTGAAGAATCTGGAGTAGGCGTGTCTACAATAGAAAATTACGAGCGAAAAAAGATTTCGGAACCTTCTATATATAAAATGGAGTTGTTGCTCCAGGCAATGGGGTATGAACTAGACGCTATCTTTGTAGATCACTAAAAGTTTCTAGCGGTAGGAACTGTCCAAGGAGTCCAATTTTCTTTTTTTCCTCCATGATATTCTCTGGCATAACCTTCACTAACTAATGTTGCGCAGATGTCTTGCCCTTCTACTACAGGTACAGCCAAGATGCGGCCAAATTTTCCTTTTCCCTGCTTTATAGTTTGTATTGTAAACTTTTTAGGGAGTAATTCTTTTAGTCGAGCTTTTGCAGCTAACCCCAGAACTTTCTCTTCTTTATTTCTGGTGCGTGACTCTGGAGTATTTATTCCTTGTAAACGAATTCTTTCATTAGCTAAGGTAACTTTGAATCCTAAATCTACGTCCACGTCAATTGTATCACCGTCCACGACTCTTCTTAAAGTACAATTATATTCAAACACCGCACATCCCGTCACAGTTATTAAGTTGACCGAAGTCATCTTTGTTATAGAAAAATAAATCTGGTTGTCCTAACTCGTCCCACGTACTTAAATCAACTTCGTCAATAGGAACTCTATCCGAATGTAAAAACACTTCATCTTTCGTTCTTTTTGTAGCGTTACGTATAGCATGGTCTAACTTTACTACTTTATCCCATTCTTCTTTGTTTTCTTTTACGCGTCTCCATTCTGTATTTGTATGGTAAGGACAAAAGATACACGCTGATCGTGGTGGCGTAGGGTAATTGTTTTTTTCCATCCACTCAATACAGTCATGACGGCGTAATTGTTTCTCTATTAAAGGAAACTCATTCGTTACATAAGGAAAACGACTACGTTTCATGCGTACCATTTCATCGTATGAGATACCCATTTGTAATTGTACCTTGACATCTTTAGGAACTTTGTGTCTGGGTTTTACTCCCAGAAGTTGTCTAATCTTTTGATTGACAGGCAATACTTTATAGTGCGTAGTACATTGCCTTTTTAACAAACCTTTTTTGT